CAGGGGGTGTCAGTTCCTTGCGCCCCGGTCATGGCCGAAACTGCCGCCGCCAGCCGAGCTGGTACGTCGAGACGATCCGCCGGTCGTCAGGATAGACATCGGGGACCTCTTGTTCGCCCACGTAGATGCGTGCCTCGTCCACCAGGACGCCGTTCACTTCGGTGCAGGGCGACGTGAGGATCCGGACCTGGACGGCCTGCGCGAGGTCAGCGGCGGCCGGGTAGGTCGGGCCGTAGCACTGGACCTGGACGATCGGCCGGTCGGTGACGTCGTCCTCGTCGGGGGAGCCGCCGACACGGCGGACCACGATCAAGGGCGTCGCCGGGTCGAAGTTCGCGGGCACCGACGCGCGGACGGTGCCGACGTCCTCCAGCATGTCCATGACGACGACGGTGGCGTTCGGGTAGGCCATCGACTCCAGCGTGGGCATCAGCGACCAGCCTCCATGGCGGCCTTGACCGCCTCCAGGTACGCGGTCCGGCTCGGCCAGGTGGCGGCGGCGGCGTAGGGGACGTCGAAGACCACGGACAGCACCATGCGGTCGTGGTGGGTCTGCATGCCCAGGTCGCCGTTCTCGACGTGCCCGGACGCCGCGAGTCGTCCGGTGCGACGCGGCGCGAGGGCGGCCCCCACGGCAACGCCGAGGTGTGCCCGGCGCTCCAGCTCGGCGCGCAGCTCGGGGGAGCTGCGGAGGTAGGCACCGGTGCCGACGTGGTCGGGCGTGTACTTCATCAGGTCACCCGCTCCAGCACGACCTGCATCCCCGGCTGCCAGCCGGTGAACGGGTCGGTCCAGTCCTTGGGCAGGGCCTGGACCTGATAGACGAGCGTCCCCAACTTGACCCGGTCGGTGGGCAGGATGTCGCTGGCGTGCGGGACGAGCACCACGCGCCGATCGGTGACGGCCGAGTCGACCTCGGTCGAGTCCTGCGGGTAGTCGATGCACCCGGCGATGTCGTGGTGGTCGGTGTACGTGGCGTCGTTGAACCGGTCGAAGGTGGCGCGCTGGACGGTGATCGTGACGCCGCCATGCGACAGGGGGAGGGTCACCAGCGGCCCCACAGCAACCGAAGCTGCTCAGGGGTGTAGTAACCCACCGGGTCGGTGTCCAGGGGCGCAGCGGGGCCCTGGGGGGCGGGGACGGCCACTCTGAAGGTGCCGATGCCCAGCGATCCGTTGACGTCGGTCAGCAGCGACTTGACCTGCTCGGGGTCGAAGTAGATCTCGTTGCGCGCGGCGGTCGCGTGCAGGGACCGGCTGAAGGGGCCCGTCGCCTGCTGCGTGACGCCCGACGGGTTGCGGTAGACCCGCAGGACGGCCTCCACGCACATGCCGCCGGGGAGGTCGGGGTCGACGGTCCCGGCGGCGATCCGGGCGGGCAGGCTCGGAACCAGCGCGGTCAGCCGGGCGGACGCCTGCTTCAGCAGTGCGTCGATGCGGGGCTGGGCCTCGTCCGGCATCGGCAGCTCGTACATCGCCTTGACGTCGTCCCAGGTGGCATAGATGGCCATGGAGAGCAATCCTTCCCGAGACGCGGCGTCGCCCGCCCAGGAGTCGAACCTGAGACCCGCCCCCACATCAGGGGGTGCTCCACCATTGAGCTACAGGGCGTGAGCCCGGCGACCGGATTGCTCCGGCCGCCGGGCGTCGATCACTTCGCTGGTGCCTTGTCCTCCGGCTTCGCTGCCGCGCGCTTCGCCGGGGCCTTGGCCCACAGGTCTTCGCGGTCAGCGGGCCAGGACTCGGCCAGCTTGCTCTCTGCCCACTCGGGCAGATCGCTGTCGGGACCGAAGACGTGGGCCTCGCCCTGGTCGTCGGTCAGGTGGACGGTCGTTGCGAGCTTGGCTGCCATCAGGCGACCGTAGCGACCATCAGGTAGTTCGGGTTCTCGATGACCGGCATACCGACAGCGTCCACGAAGGTGTACTGGCGGTAGGGCGGACCCTGCTTCTCGACCACGCCGACGATGCCGGGCGCGTCCTCGAAGGACAGGTCGGACTCGGAGCTGTTGACCAGCTCCAGGGCCGTCGCGGAGACACCCCACGCCGTGTACCCGAGGGGCTGGCCCTCCGGCGGCAGGAAGATGACCTTGTTGGACGGCAGCACGCGGGTGCTGGTGCCGTCCACGTCCACCGAGCTGTCGTAGATCAGCTCGATGGGCGGCAGCGTGTAGGAGTCCAGGCTCTGCGCGACCTGCTCACGGGTGAGCAGGCTGGCGGTGCCGAGGAGCGACCCGTGCTGCTGGGCCAGCTTGGTGTTGGCCACCATCTTCTGCACCGTCGAGCGGGACAGGATCATCCCGCCGGGCAGGAACCCGTTGAGGTCCAGGTAGGCCTGCACCCAGGTGTTCAGGTCGGCGATGATGTCCGCCGTCGCCGTGGTGCTCCACAGGGTGGAGGCCGTGACGAAGTTCCCGGCGGGCACCTGGAAGTCGGCCTCCATGTACAGGCCGCCTTCACCGGCGAGCGTGAACTTGCCGTCGGTGAGCACGTCACCACGGGCCAGCTCCATGCGGCGGCGGACGTTGCCCGTGAGCAGCGTCGCGTCGTCGTAGATCGCGTTCATCAGGGCGGCGTTGTTCGTGCCCTGGGTCCGCGAGAACTGGAGCTGCAGGCGCTCGTACTCACCCATGTGGATGCTGTCGCTCAGGGGCGGCAGACCCACGGACGACGTCTGGTAGACGTCCCGGCGGGCGACGTGGATCGGACCGTCGAAGACGCGGAACCGCGCGGTGCGGCCGGTCTTGGTCAGGGTGCCGATGTCGACGCGGTTGTCCTGGATGAACCGGTCCGGGAGGATCCGGTCCAGCACGAGGTTCTGCTGGAGCGGGACGTTCCGCGTGAAGACGGTCAGGTCATCCGGGGAGACCGGAGCCTCGTAGAAGATCGCCATGGCTCAGGCCGCCCAGAGGATGAGGTTGAGGGCGGTCTTCGCCGCCGCGTCTGCGAAGCCACCGGCCGCCGCGTTGCCCGAGGTGTAGGGCAGCTTGGTCGAGTCGACCACGCCGTGCGCGAGGACAGCGACACCGATCTTGGTCCGGTTGGTCCCACCGATGAGGCGGGTCACCGGCACCGAGGCCCGGAGGAGGCCGAAGGGCGTACCCGTGCCGTTGGCACCGGCCGCGATGTAGGGCACCAGCAGGTTCGTGCTCGTGTTCTTGGCGAGCACGAGACCGGACTTGATGTAGCCCTCGGGGTAGATCTGCGCTGCGTTGAGCGCAGACACGTCGAGCGTCCCGGACCGGACGAAGCCACCTTCGGGCGGAGTGAGGTCCCACTCCAGGTTCTCGAAGGAGAACGCCTGGTTCGGGGACAACTGGAAGTCGGTCATATCCGACGGTGTCCCTTCAGGTCAGAAGAAGAAGATGTCCCTGGCGTCAGGACGAGCTGTTGGCCTTCTGGCCAAACCGCCGCTGTGCTTCCAGCAGGCCAGCTTCGCCCTTGCGGAGCGCGCTCTCCTGCGTTCTTCCCTGACCGAAGCCAGTGCGTGCCCGGCTCTCCCGGCTGCCCTTCGCGGGCGCAAGCGCGGCGATCTTCCGAGCGATCTTCTCCTCGTCCGGGTCACCGTCGTCGGTGGCGTACCGGGTGAGGTCAAGATCTTCGAGGAGGGACTGTAGCGCCTCGTCGGTCAGCAGACCCTTGGCGGCGCTCTTGAACTCGGCCTTCACTGCGAGGGGTACGGCCTTGCTCATGGCCTCGTGGTAGGCCTCCAGGCGAGCCTCTTCCAGCTCGCGCTCGCGGTCGGTCTGCGACTCGCGGGCCAGCAGGTCGAACTGCTCGGCCTTGGACTTCAGCGTGTCGTAGTCCCGGTACTTCGCCCGCTCGGAGTTGAGGCGGCGCGAGATCCGCTTGTCGAACTCCTCCTGGGAGGTGATGGGCGCGAACTCTCCGCTGCCCGATCCTGCGTCGTCGGCGGCCCCGCCGGTTCCACCCCCGCCGCCATCATCGGCGTTGCGCAGGAAGCCCCGGTTGCGTCGGCTGGCCAGCGTTTTCATGTGCATGTGGTGGATTCCCCATCCCGTAAGCCCGTCGGCGCGCCCGCGCGGTGCGAGCTGCGACAGACCATAGGTCAGGTGAGGAATGTTCCTCACGTATGCGGACGAAGCGGCCCCTCAGGGCGAGTGGGTCAGGCGACGCCGAGGGCGGTGAGGTTCCGCAGCGTCAGCGCCCCGTAGTCCACGGTGCCGGTGGTGCCAGCGGCCAGCGCCGTGGTCGCCAACTCGACCCGCAGCGCCGCCGGGGCTGGGGTGGGCACGGTGAACGTGTAGTCGATGAGCCCACGGGTGAACGGCCGGGCGAAGGTCCGCGAGCCCAGTGCCGTCCCACTGGAGGACAGGGTGATCGCCCCGGACATCCCGGTGCCGACGGTGATGAGCCCGGAGAAGCGCAGCACGTCCCCGGCGACGAAGCCGCTGCTCACGTCCTGATAGAGCTGCACCTTGCCGGTGGCGGCGTTCAGCCCGGTGCGCTGCATGGTGCCGCCAGGCACCGCCGCGTCGTTGACGATGGAGAAGGTCCAGGTGCCCGCGTCGGGCCCCCAGTTCTGCCCCCAGGACTCGGCCTGCCCGTCGGCGTTGGTGTCCTTCATCAGCCCGTTGGTGAGCAGGTTGGTGGGGTCGGCGGTGGTGACGGCGAATGGCTGCTTGGCGGGCAGCAGGGTGTTGATCGCGTTGACGAGCAGTTGAGCGACGGCGTAGTGGCCGTCGTCGTTCGGGTGGATCCCGTCGACGTTGACCAGCGAGGACAGGTACTTGCCGTAGGACTGCGCCGGGTCAACGAGCACGGAGTATGCGTCGATGAGGGTGATGCCCTCACGGCTGGCGTAGTCGGCCATCCAGGCGTTGTTGCGCGGGATCTTGGCCCGGTCGGGGTCGGCGAGCACGTTGCACGGCGGGGAGGTGAACAGCAGCGGCACCGCGCCGATGCTGCGGGTCTTGGTGACGAAGGACTGCACGCGGGCGCGAAAGTCGGCGTCCGTGCAGCCGAAGGTGTAGTCGTTGGTGCCGCCCATCAGGGACACCATCGTCGGCGCGTAGGGGGTGACGTCGGTGTCGAACCGGGCAAGCATCTGGTTGATCTGATCGCCGCCTACCCCGGCGTTGTGGACGGCCCGGAGGCGTCCACCGGCCAGCGCGACGGCGAAGCGCAGGTAAGCGTCGGCAGCGGTGATGGAGTCCCCGAGCGCCACCCAGCGGCCCGCAGCCGGGCGGGCGAGGGTTGATGGCACATAGGCCGCCCTCAGAGCGGGGGCGTCCGCGACGTCCTCGATGGACCATCCCGCGATCGGCGTCTCTCCGGACGGAGCCGGTCCACCCTGCACCGCCTGCCATGCGGCGTCCACCGTGCCCGTCTTCGG